GCGCTTCCCGGCCCCAGGGGTCTTTTCGGATGAAGACGCGGATCGATCCGCCCTGGGTGTCCGCTTCCTGAATGTCGAAGATGTGCAGATTCCACGGATAGAGCGCCTGCATGAGCGACGTGACGGAAAAGAATGAGCGATGCTCGTGGTAGATGTGGTCGAAGGCGTTGTTGAAGAGGAGATGGGGCAGATATTGGACCTCGAAGATCAAAACACCGTCGTCTTCCAAGAGCAGTAGGCAGCCATGGAGGAAATCGCCGAGTGTATCGACGTGCGCGAGGACGTTATTGCCGATAATGAGCGATGCTTTGTCCTTTCCTGTCAGTTTCTGCCAATAGAAGGCCGTATTCGTGCCGAAGGGCTTGATCAAGGTCGGCACACCGTTGTCGATCGCCTCCTGGGCGGTATTTGCGGTCGGTTCGACCCCTAATACGTCGTGGCCGGCATCCTTGAAGTGTTTCAGAAGTGTCCCGTCGTTCGATGCAATCTCCACGATGAGCCCGTTGCACTGCTCCGGGAAGCGTTCCATCACTTCTTTCGCGTACTCCTTGAAATAGGGGATCGATGAAGGGCTGGCGCCGGTGTAGAAGGCATAATCCGAACCGAAGAGTAGGTCGTCGTGGACGATTTCGGTCAGTTGCACGAGCTTGCACCGGGAACAGACGGCCACATCGAGCGGCGCGCTGGCTTCTTCGGCTTTGGGATCGGTGACGAACTTGTCGGCGAGGGGTGTGTTGCCTAAGGAGAGGATCGGAATGAGGGTTTCGCCGGTGGGGACGTGTCCTTTATCGTGCGCCTGCGGGCAGATGCGGCACAGGGTGCGAGTCGTCGCGATCGGTTCGGTCATATCTTGGAGACAACCCACCAGGGCTTGACGAGTTCGTGAGCGAGCGCCTGCCTCTTCTTCGCCCATTCCGGTCCGTAGAGCGCGGTCATGGTTGTGTCAACGAAATCATACACGTAAGCGTTAGGAAATTCAAGTATTTTACGCCGTACTTTACTTTTACCACCCTTCTCGAAGTCCCCGGAGGCACGGATCGCGCGATAGATGCCCATCAGCTCGTCGTCCTGATAGCAGGAATAGATGAGCGCCCGGACGTGATCGCTGTACCGGTCGGCCATCGCGGTGAGGATACCCCGCAGGCGAAGATCGTTGACGGCGGTGTACTGCTGTTCCTTGGTGATTGGTGCTTGTCTGATGACTCCCATAGATAATGGCGGGATATAAGGCTCCCGCCGGGCCTTCGTTCGATAGGAACGATACTATGCCGTTAAGAGACCGGTTGCTTTCCCTGATGCCGCTTCGTTGCGTGCTTCGAGAGTCAGTTCACCGTAAATCGCGACGCGGTCTGCAAGACCGACGTGTGCGACATCATCTTTGTGGATCGGGTCGAGGACCGCGATTTTCCACATGTCCTGTTGGATAACGAGGACTTTGTCCGCGTCCATGAACGGGTCTAGATAGACCTGTTGTTCGCCGAAATCTCCTTGGTACACAGAGACTGTGTTTGAGAGTTTCTTCGAGTTTGTCATGTCCACGTAGCGTGTGTTCGGGGTTGAGAAAGAACTGATCTGTCTCTTTTGGAACCCGTTGACATACGCTGCATCGGGCATACCGCCTGACGCCCAGACTGTTTGGAGCAGGTTGTTGTAGCGAGTTTCAGTCTCGTACGCTGCTGCTGTTCCTGTGCCGGTTTCGACGTTTGTCGTGATCCAAGACAAGAAGCCCTTGAGTGTGCGTGCTGTGCCGGAAGCGCCGGAATTCCCTGTTCCCGTAATGAGAGCTTTCTCAATATCGGTAGCCAGTTCCTTCATGCGTTTCTCGACTTGGTATGCGAGTTCGTCCGCGACTCCCGCGACATCGACTGCGCGTTGTGTACTCGAAACCTCGGCAGTCTTTTCGAAGATCTGCGTCCAGTTTCCGGTACGTGTGCGCGTTGATGGGATACTGAAGACAAAGTCTGAGCCTTCGATCTGGGCGTTAGCGTTGCCGGTCGAGAGACTGTCCTTTTGCCATTCGTGGTATACCCCGCGTGCTTTTGTTTTCCCGAGGGTGTTGAAAAGCGGTGTCTTTGAGAGTGTGATTGTCGACACGATATCGGTTAAATCCTCTCGGTTACCGATCGCGTCGTACGTTTTAAATGCTGTTGTTTGTGCCATAGTGTATTCACCTCCTTTTGTTTATGAGTCGCATCAACCAATGATGCGCTTCAGGTACGTGTGCAGGGAGTTTTGATCCCCTTGCATCGCCGCCTGTTTCAGGTCGCTATTCGCGGTGCCTGCGGCGGTACTCGATCCTGAGCCGTCTGAGGCCTCGGACTTCGTGCCTGCGGACTTGGCAATCGCTTGTTTGATATGCCAGTCCATCAGCTCGCGCTCTTTGAGGGCTTTGTACGCTACTTCGGGGTCACCGATACCCTTTTCGAGGGCGAACTTGACCACTTCTTGGCGGTCGAATTTCGGCTGACCATTGGTGCCGTTGTACTTGCTCTCAAGGCCTGTGAGCTGTTGCTCGACGCGGATATTCTGCCGTTCCTGCGCCAAGGTTTGTTGCATTTCCGCCCGAATTTCATCAGCCGACTTGTAGCCGAGCTGCGAAAGTGCCTGACGGACTTGCGCTTCTTCCGGGTTCACCGGGGCCTGGGGCGCTTGTGGCGCTTGCGGCTGCTGCATCCGTTGATTCATTTGCTCAATGGTGCCGCGTAGTCCCTTCAGTTCTTCATTGACTTCTTTGAATCGACTGTATGGGACAGCTTTAGACTCAAGATCCTCCACCGGCGCTTGCGTTTCCGTAGCTGCTTCTTGGGACGGTTCTTGTGTGATTGGTTCGTCGATCGATGTCTCGACAGCGGTTGCCTCCGCTTCTGTTTTTACATCATCCATGTTTCCTCCTTTCAACGTGTCGGTACGTGTTTAACGTCTCCCGCAGACGATGCGACCGTTAGATTTGCCGAGTAAGGGTATGAAATCCTCGCTCGCGAGTCTCGCCACCAATGCCGTAGTGGTAGGACGCGTGAATGAGCATTATTTCTTCTTCGTCTTGAAGGCGATGCCGCCATCGGCGATCCCCTTGACTGCCTTTTTCGGTACACCCGATTGTTTGGAGATCTTCACGGTGCCGACTTTCGTCTTCTTGGATACCGAGTTCTCGCAGTTTTTACTTTTCATTGTTGCGTTGCACCCCCTCCCTGGGCCGGTTGTGCGCCCGCTTGCTGTGCATAGATACTTGGCTGTGCGCCTCCCTGCATGGTGGCGGCGGCGTGATCGCGGATGTGCTGCAATTCCTGCAAGATCTCCGGCGGCAGGTTCGAGCCCGCGCCTTGGATGAACTGATCGAATTCCTGGATGTAGGCAGGTCCGACAACCTGTGGGACGCTTTGTGGCATCCGGCCGTTGACTATTTGACGGATCACCGCGACTGCCTGTACCTGGCCGGCCGGTTGTGGTTGAGACGCCTGTTGCTGTTGGATCGCCGCCTGTGATTGCGCCTGGGCCTGAGCCTGTGCTTGCTGTTGCTGTTGCTCGGCCTGCATCTGTTGTTGTTTGGCCTGATCGTCCTGGATCTGTTTGATGATGTCCGCGATATTGCCCGTCTCGTACGCTTCCAGGATGTATTGGATCGGCATCGGTGTGCCCTGTGCTGCGAGTAGCCCGGCCAGTTCTTTGATCGCGTCGCGTCTGCCCTCGCTCGTGTAGGCGAGCCATGAGTCGATCTTGACGGAGACGACGTTCTTCTTGCCGATAATCGTCGCGCCTTGTGGTCCCATCGGCATCGCGCCGGTGCTTGGCGATTGCACGGTGCTGGCATCGGCTCCGATCACCTTGATAAACTCCTTCTCACCGGTCTTTGAGTCGATGATCACGTTCCGCGCAAACTGGTACTTCTGCGATGCGAGATAGAGGACGTACTCGTAGACGCGACTGAGAAAATCCTCGGTGTTCTCGGTCAGTTCACTGAGGTTGTTGGAATCGCCTTCCTGTAACGCTTCGATACTGACGCCACTCTTCGCGCCGTTGGGAATCCTGCCGAGTGAGGCATCATGGAAAGATGAGAGATCCTCGAAGTCGCGGGTGAGGATGTCGATCTGTTGGAAGATGGCGGCTGAGAGTGGTTGGATTGCGCCCTGTGCCACTTCGAATCCCCGCTTCTTCTCGATGATCTGGCCGTTGTCGTTGTTGATGATGCGGACACCCGCACCCTTGTCGGCGATCCACTTGCCCTTGTTCATCAGGTCGTTGTATTCGGCGACGCTGCCCATTAATCGCTCATAGAGGCGGTTGATGGGGATGATGTTCTTCACCCAACCATGGCCGTACATCTGTAACGGTTCCACGTCGGATGGCAATCGGAAGAAGGGCAGTCGATCCAGTTCCGTTAGCTCATTGCGGATGATCTTGTCCCCGGCCTTGGCGATGATGCGGACCTTGATGCCGGCCTGTGGGCTGTTCTCTTGCGACGCGTCCGACGATTGTTTCTCCTTGATCCAATACTCCTTGAGGATGGTCGTGCCGTCTTCCTTATCGCCAGTCGTGCCGGTCAGGCCGCCGCGTTCGTATTCCAAGAGGCGTGCTTTCAGTGTGGAGGCGGCGAGTTGGTTCTCGGAGGTCACTTCATCCCAGTCGACACTCTTGTACTTCGGATCTTCCTTGAGGTCCGCGATGTTGCGCTTGACAGCGAGGATGCAGTAACGCGCCTCTTCGGGATAGCGTGCGGTCGGATCCCAGTAGAGGTCATACGGATCGACGACGTTGATCTGGATCTCGCCCTGGCCTTCTTCGGCTTCGTCGTCATACAGGACCTGCCAATAGCCGACGGAATACTTGAGGGCGTGCCACACCGTAGCGCGGAGTTTGAGCCTGAGCCCCAGGCGTGCATAGAGATAATCGAGGAACTTATTGAGATTCGCGGCCTGTTCGAGTGTGTCGGGGGTGAGGTCGTCGGGGGTGACATCCGGCTTCGGTTCGTTGCGGACCACATAGTTACGGACCGAGCGGATCACCGAGTAGACTTTGTTGATCGTCACCTTCGGCTTGCCGTCTGAGGGGTTGATCGTTGTGATTTGCTGCAAGCGGCGGTCCCACTTGGCGTAATGGTTGCCGTTCACCCATAAGTCATACTGGAACCATTTCCAGTCGCGTTCGCGTCGTGCGTTCTCCGCACCTTTCCAGAAGCGGTCCAGTTTGGCGGTGAGCGTCAGTTCGTCTTCTTCCTTGGTGGTTTTCTTCTTATTCGCCATTGCCGATCATGTCCTCCCTTCCGTCCTCGATGTCCACCACGTCGGTGGGTTTGACTTCGAAGTGGTTCGGTTCGGGGGCGCGATTGTCTTTGTATTCGGGAAAGTTCTTCGCCATCAGCCGGTCGATCAGGTCGGTGCGTTCTTGCGTCGCGGACCATTCACGCCAGACGATGAAGGCGAGGAGGGCGAGAAAGAGTGCGGTAGTCAGTAGTTCCATGTCTTAACCACAAAAAAAGCCGGCTGGTTGCCCAGACGACCTCATTAGAGTCCCCATGATTATTACCTAAGCCTTACGGATTGTCAAGCCTCATCGTATTTGCCTTTGTTGATCGGACGCGCACGGTTGTAGGCCAGTACCTTGACCGTCTGGTTGATATCCTCGATGTGTCCACGGTTGAAAACGATCTCGATCTTGCCGGTTACTTCGGTGCGGTGGTTCTCGAGCACGATCTGCAAGAGTTCCCAGATATGCGCCTCGTTCTTCGAGAGCGTATGGAGCTGGTAGATGTCGGGAAAGTGTTGCTGCAAGAGTTGCTCGAAGGCTGTGTCAACGATCATAGCGCGTCCTCCCATGTGCTCTCGACGCGGCCCTGTGTCCATTCGTTCTCGTCCTCGTCGGGCATCGATGGGCGGATGAAGGTACCGGGGATCTTGCCGTCCCATGGGTGGCGTTTCGGCTCCTGGTAGTCATGGAGATACATGCCGTTCAAGTCGGCCAGGGCGTCCATCATATGGTCGTTGATTTTCATCGGGTTCTCGTCCGGGTTTTTGATCGCGCCTTCAAGGTAGTCAGGGTAGGCATATGCTTCGAACTCTTGGAGGGTATGTGTGCAACGTGGATGGACGTAGTACCCGGCACGTCCGTCAGGACCCACCTTGAGTCGTTCGGCAAACTTCTGGATCTTCCACCGGACATAGCTGACGTTCGCTTCGCCGGAGACTTTCTTGACGGGGATGAAGTCCAGTCCCAGGTCGTTGAAGTCGCCAATATCCGAGGCGTTGGCGCTATCCATGGTTGACATCTCGAACTCATGCCCGTCGCAGAGCTGTTTGATGAGCGCGACCGCATCGGGATTCGTGAGCCCCGCCTGGTAGAGTTCGTCCGTCTGGTACCATGTCCCATCTGCATCAACAGCAACGACAGGCAGAGCAGTAGGATTCCGAAACCCGCGATCGAGGCCCCGAAGATAATAAACTGGGCGAAAATCAGGGAGCTCCCGAACGTGAACAGCACGATCGAACTCCTTATACACAAGGCCCGTGAACTTGCGGAAATCGGCCATGTATTCTTGTTGGAACGTGTCCTCGGTGAGCTCTTGGCGCGCTTTGTCGATCTCGGCGTGCGGGATGTACGGGTTGTCGTATGAGGTGAAGCGCCATGATTTGTAGTCAGATGCGGGAATGGATGGGGACTGATCGTCGTTATCGATGTCCCGTCCTTGCTGTCCCAGTGTGTAGAGTTCATAGAAGTGGTTGAACCCTTTGGGTGTGGAGATGAAGATCGCGGGGGCTTCGTAGTCGGTGAGGGTCGGGCGGAGGACTTCGGACCATAACCAGTTCCAACTGCGGATCGAAGCGATTTCGTCGATGACGATACCTCGGAGCTTAACGCCTCTAAGCGCGTCAGGATTCTCCGCGCCTTTGAGCTCGATGATCGAGCCGTTCTTGAGGGTGAGCGAGAGTTCTTGCTGGTTGACCTTGGCGATCCACTCCCGGGGGACGATTTGCTGGAAGGAGCGCCAGTGGATTTGCTTCGCTTGACGATAGGAAGGGGAAACAATCCAATAGAGGCCAGGCTTCTGGGTAGCCCACTTGAGGACAATAAGCTGTGCGAGTGTTGACTTACCCCACCTGCGGCCTGCGCAGATGATCCGGAAACG